ACGAGAATCTCTCGTGGCAAAGATGGACTGACGCGTTCTTCCTCTCTTTTAACCGAGCCTCACGGCTCTGGAGGTAACCTCATCATGTCGACTTTGAAAGTCCTGCGCCGGGAAAACACTGGCGTAGTCTACGCGGATCAGAACGATCCCGACCTTACCATCCGCTTTCGCTCCACCAACGCTAACAAATCGTTGAATGGGGTGAATGTCGCCAACGTCGCAACGGAGATCATCATCAATGATAACAACTCCGTGACCGTCGGTGGCGTCAACGCGAATGATGCTGTCTCTGTGCGCTTGCGCACCAGCAGCTCCCTTGCAAGCAAAGCACGTGTTCGCCAGATTCTTTTGGCGCTCGCCGCTCAGCTGGGCACTTGGGAAACGGAAGGCGTATTCGCTGGCTTTGAGCCCGCGACTGCACCTGTTGTACCCGCTCCAGTTTAATCGGAGGCGGGCATGGACCAAAGCACCATAAGTGCCTTCCAGAAGACTTGTTTGACCTTCAAATTCCCTGAACCAAAAACTTTCGGGGAAGCCTTCGCTCAGCGTCGGTATAGGAAAAAGCTCGAGCTTCCGGATGACTCACGTTCGACTGAGCGCCGCGAGGCGGCGTGGTCGGCGTGGATCACCCATGACTCCAACTTGGGGTTACAATTCCCGTTACCAGGCGTCTGGTACCGCGTGAGGGCCGACTTACACAGTCTGCTCTCTGACTTCAGACTCGGTCCCGTCAGTTTTACTAACGGTAGCGAGTTCACACCTGTTCTATCTGGCAGCGTTCAAACAAAGCTGGAGAAGAGCAGGTGGGAGTGCACGCCTTCGTGCTTCGACTTATGGGCAAAACTTGCCTACGGTCATAAAGCATTGAAACGTGCAGTGAAGATGCGGTGGCGTAGGCACAAGTTCCAAATGGGATGGAGCAGGTCCGTGGAGACTCAATTGTTCAAGGAGGAATGTAACAACTCTCCAAACATGAACAAGGGTCAACTGGGCTTCGCAATATTCCGTCGCAAACTCTCCTTTCTGACTACGGTTATTAGGGGGAACCGGTTTAGCACTGTTCGTAAGAACAATGAAGTAGACCGGCCAATTTGCTTGGAGGGCTTGTGCAACATGCTCGTGCAACGAACCATCGGTCTAGGCCTTCGCGGTGTAATAAAGCGCCGCTTTGGTGTCGATCTCACTTACGCCCAAGATGTTCATCGGGCGCTCGTGAGTACTCGCGATATCGAAATCGCGACGATCGATCTAAAGAATGCTAGTGATAGCATCTCCCTAGAGCTCGTCGAGTTCCTGCTACCTAAGAGGGTTTTCAACCTTATACGAGATTCTCGTGCCGAAATGACACTGGGTCTCGACGGACAGTACCACATCGTCCGGAAGGTTTCCTCCATGGGAAACGGGTTCACATTCGAGCTAATGAGCTTAATACTGCTCACGATGGTCCGGCAACTCAACCAGTTTTCGTTCGTGTACGGGGACGACATAATCGTTCGTTCCCGTGAGTCCGAGGAGGTGATCCGACTGCTTACCGCGGTCGGGTTTGTCGTCAACGAAAGTAAAACATTCGTTGACGGACCCTTCAAGGAATCATGTGGCGCCAACTACCATGCGGATGAGGGTTATATCGAGTCTTACGACTTCGAGTTCCCCGAGTCCGTCCCTGGTGTGATCACCTTTTACAACAAGGTGGTCAAGTTGAGTCACATTCACGATTCGTTTAAACGCCTCGCGGCGTGCTTGTTGAGAAGCTTGCCTCCTGCCTTGCATGGGAGCAATTGTACTTCCGATCGGATCGATGCACCGTACCTCTCTGCGGCGCGGGGAGATATCCCCGTGTCAAAGAAGGTTTACGGTTCTGTTTCTTCTGCTCTACAGTCTCTCCAAATACGGGGTGTCCCTAGGTTTTTCATGGGGCACCTTAGCACCGGGGAGTTACTCGAGCAGAAGCGCAGTGTCCTCAACTCGCGCAATTGGGCTAAGTACGAGATGTACCTGTCTTCTCTGCGTAGAACTGAGGTCGTTCGGTTGCGATCGGAATGTGTGAAATCAGCGCTGTTTGTAGAGGTTGGATCGCGCGTATTTCGGGTGCGCGATCTTGTCCCCTAGCCCTCACGGGCTTTAGCTTCTGACTCACACTGCTATGGCTGCGGGAAACCGCCGCCATAGGGCCCTC